TTATTATGTCTAATCTTAGCCTTCAATAAGTGCTGGATTAGATCACTACTATTTATATCAGTTTTGAGCTTAGCAAAAGGTATGTACCCTAATCTAAGTGATGGATCGTTCCATTCTGGTAACTCTAATCTATCTTTTAATACAAAATGAAATTTTTTGGCCTTTGCTTTAAAATCAGAACCATCGACTTCAGGCCCTAGCCACACATTAAACCCTGTTCTACAGATTGATTGTGGGTGCCATTGTTCTTTTTTAACCATAAAATCATTAGAAAATACTATTTCCGCAAAATGTTTACCTACATGTGGATAATTAATATACAAATATCCTGGCTTTCTCTCTAAAGTGAATTCAGTATAGTCTTTTGGAAACAAATCCATGTAACTGTTACCTGATTCGTAACCCCACCTTGGTGGATATCCTGCAGCTACTAACTCATAATAATGAATTAAATGATTTAATCTTGACATTTCAGGATCATCTTCATTGTCTGCAAAGTATTCATGTAGTTTATTAAAATCATCTGTTGGTTCGTGTCCCAACATAAAAACTATTTTGTCTAGTTCTGCCTTAATTTCTTCTTCTGTTTCACCTATATAAAAGAACTCTTTAGCTTCATGTTTATTTTTCTCTAAAAATGAAGCATATCTTTTTGCTACTATGGTATCAAGTGGTTCCCATTCAATACCATTAAAATTTAAAGTTGTCATATTTTGTCTCCGTTGTCGCCTTTTCAAATACCGGAACGTCTATGTTTGCATCTGTTAATTGTTGTTGTGCAGAAGGATCTAAATCAAATAATTTCATTCTTGCTCTATCCACACCTATCATAAATCTTTTGTTTCTTGTAGGGTCAGCATATCTGTTCTTTAACTGCTTAATCATAAACTGTCCCATTTGTTCTAATTCTTCTGTACTTATTATGGCAAACATTAAGTCTGCTGTTGCTGGCAATCCAAAACTTTCTGCGGTATCTGTCATAGATATATCACTATTAGCAAACCCTGCTCTTGTTGTCTGTGTTGCACTAAGTATAGGAACATTTTGTTCTACTGCTAGTCCTCTTAATTCTTCTGCAATACTTTTAATAATAACATAAGTATTGGCTTGAGTACCTGGACGGAATCTGGCACTTGTACATATATTTAAATAGTCTATGAATATAATATCTGGAAAGAAATTTCTCTTTAATTTTAATTCATTTATTAATGCTTTGAAATGTCCTGTGTGTGCTGATGCTGTTGGATACTCTTTTATTATAAGTCTGCCTTCAATCTTGTCTTTAATCTTTTTAATTCTATCATCAAACATTGCCTTGGATAAGTCTTTTAAGTCCATAATAGGCATGTTCATTAAATTAGCGTCTATACGTTCAGCAATTCTTTCTTCTGCCATTTCTAGGGTAATATAGAGTACATTTTTACCTCTATCGATGCAACTAGACGCCATATGGCACATAAAAAGTGATTTACCTACACCCGTGCCTGCTAATGCTATGTTCAAAGTTTTGTTAGATAGTCCACCCTCTGTAATTTTGTTAAACATATCTAAATCAAACTCTACTTTCTCTTCCAGTCTATGATAAAAGTCATAACGTTTATCTGCGTCTTCTAACCAATCATGTCCTATATTTGTATCAAACCCTACTGCAAGTGCATCTGATAATATTTGTGGTAACGCGTCTCTGCCTTGGTCTTTATTCTTTCCATCAAGTATCTGGATACTATCCATAACACCCAAGTATAATGCCTTATCTTTACAGAATTTTTCTGTTTCATCTATTAACCATTTCTTATCAGATTTTTCTTCTGTTAAAGAGTCTAATACATCTATACATCTTTGATGGGTTTCTTCGTTTAAAGTTTTATCTTCGTTTAAACTAAGAATTACTGCTTGCTTGTTTGGTGGGTTGTTATACTTTTCTACAAAATCACGAATAATTGTGAAGACTTTTTGGTCCTCATTATTCATAAAGTATGAAGCTTTTAGGAAAGGAATAACCTTCCGTACATACTGCTCAGAATATATAAGATTTTCTAATATTACCTGTTCAATTCTGTTTTTCATCTATTTCCTGTACATACTCATTATATACTTCTGCCACACAGAGTGCACAGATATATGTTTCTTCCATTTCATTATTATGGAAACAATATGACTTGTCTTTTTCTGGATCTAAGTCTTTCTTACACCTATCACACTTTATCGTATTCTTGTTCAATGTCTTCGTCTGTAAATTCTGCTTGTATATTTCCAATTCCTAAACTATATCTGTTCTTAACCCATTCATTAAAACCTTCATCTTTTAATAAAGGTATCCAAAACTTACCATCTAAGTCTTTAAGTCTTTTCTTAACATCAGGATGTATTTCGCCTGTATCTGGATTCTGTCTTTGATACCAACCAACACTAGGTTTAATAACATGTCCTGATTCTAATCCCATTTCTAACAAACCAGACCAAGGACTAATGCCTGCTTCCCAGGAAACCTGTACAATGATCTTAGATTTCTCTCTAACAAATCTAGACTTCTCAACATTTATTACAAATTCATACCCTGTAACTTCTGTTCCTGTTTTCTGTTGCCTTCTGCCTATAATATAAATGTTGTCTGCTGAATAATATATACCTGTTCCACCACTTACAACGTCTTTAGGAAACAATCCTATTTCTTTATATGTGTGATTAACAACAATCGCGGGTATATCTTTAATAGTTAAATGTGGCGTAATCATTCTAAACAGCGATTTCATTTGTTTAGCTCTTGTCATATCTGCTACTGACTTACCCTCTAAGGCGTCTTCTACTTCTTTTTTACTTGCCAGGTTACCCACACTATCAACAACGATCATCACGTGGTCGTCTCTTTCTATACCTTGTAATTGTGCCATGACATCAAACTTTAGCTGTTCTATATCTGATATTGGGCTATGTACCACTTTAGAAGTATCTATCTTAAAGGCATCAAAATATGCTTGTGGTGCTCCAAACTCACTATCGTAAAACAGGATAATACCATCTTTATATTTGTTTTGAAACGCTTTAGCTAATAACATAGCAAATGCTGTTTTAAAATTTTTACTTGGTCCTGCAAATACAGTTAATCCTGTTGTCAGTCCTCCGTCTAATTTTCCACTCAACGCAACATTAACTGCAGGGACATCTGTTTGTATTATATCCTGGTCGTTAAAAAATTTAGAATCTGATAAAACCTCAGATTGTCTAATCGTTGAATTTTTCTTAAGTTTTTCTATTAGGTTCATTGCCTCTCCTTCTTTTGTTTGCGGTAACCGCAACTTTTAAAATATTATCACTATTATAGCATAAAGACGAAGTGTGAGTCAAATCTTTTGGTAAACAAGTACCACCGAATCCTACCTTTCCATCAGGACCTGGAACGTCCCAATGTGTCTTTCCTAAATTTGGATCTAAACTTAAAAATGCTGCTAGTGTATTGTAATTCATATCCCATGCATCACATATATTTTTAAACTCGTTAGCTAAATCTACCTTTACAGCAAGTGCGGCATTTCGTGCTATTTTCATCATTGCTGCTTCATCTGGTTTAACTGCCCATATCTTTTTATGACATTTAATAAATTTTATAAAGTGATCCATTTGATAACCACCTGCTACTATTGGTAAATCTGGATTATCAACATCTTTTTTCCAATGTTTCTCTCTTAAAAACTCTGGCCAGATAATTGCTCCCATATTTTTTGTGTACTTGGCTACCTGATCTGGGCCTATTGTACTCCGTATAACAATTCTAGCTACACCACCTCTAGTAAAAGCTTTCTTACAAGCCTCATCTACTATTTCTGTATCCAGTTTTCTACCAACTGCTCTATCAGATCCTTTTAATGGAGTTGGAACACATATAAAGGCATAGTCTATACCTTTCCAATTTGTTATTTTATGACCCAACTTAGGATCATGAATCAATATCTTTGGTTTTTTCTTGACGTGGTTTACAAGGAAATATTCTGTAGCTTTACCTACAAAACCATATCCTATTATCGCTACCTTACTCATTGACAAGTAACAACGGTAAACCCAAGGTAATAGGAACCATAATAGCATGTACTGCTGGTTCTGGTAACTTATCTATTTGCTCAAAAACAACACAATTAGATAACAAAGCAATGCTAATCAAACTTAACCCTGCCTTCAAGTGTTTCAATCTGCTGTTCTTTTTTCTTTGTCCAGCTATCTTCATTTCTGTCCTTCCCGCCTTCCATCTTTTTAACTGTAAATTTGGAAGCTTTAAGTCTTTCCAAAGCTCCTTCCCGTCTTGCCTTACGACCGTATGCGCTATTCTTTCCGTGTCTCATCTTCTCTCCAAAAATCATTTTCAAAAGCCATGTCAATAGCTATATATATTGCGCTATTAACAACAAACAATATTCCAAACATAATCCAGCCGGTTATCATCATCTTGTAAATACCGCCGTCCACATACCCTTTTTCTCTTTCTCATCAATACCACCCTGAAACGTTGGCACGACCCAATCAGTTATGGCAATCATTTGGTATGCTGGGTCTTTCCAAAATTTTCTATCTACTACTGAGTCTTCCCATTTCGTTCCATACTCATAAAATTTATCTAATTTATAAGGTGTAGTTTCTAAGGCCATGATAACCTGTTCTCCTTTAGGTCCACAATTAATTTGTAGCGGATATTCAAACCCTGAATCAGCGTGAGCATTACCTGTTTGAGCCCAATCTATTTCCCTTGCTGCTCCAGTATCTAATTTCTTTAAACTTTCCACTATTAATACCTTTGGTTTAGATAGATTTACAATCTGTTCTAATAAATGAAATGGACTGTGCAAATGGTATAACAACCCCATACATAAGACAACATCAAATTCTGGATTCGCTACCTGTTTGTAATAATCATTGGCTGTACCATAAAAATCTGGGGTAATATCTCCACCAACATCATATCTTATATGTGGATCTACTGTAAATAAAGTATCTGCATATTCTCTAGCAATCTCTGAGTGAACACCACAAGAAGCCCCAAATTCAAGGACTCTCTCGCCTGTTGCATATAGTTCAAATAACGCGTGCAAAAATTCAGAATACTTCATGTAAATAAATTCTCTAATGTTCTTTTCTCATACTTACTCTTATGTATGAAAAATCGCTCTACATTCTTCTTATAATAGGTAAACTCGTCATCAACTTCAGTACCATCTGGCAGAGTAATAATAAAATCTCTTTCAATGAACCAATCTTGGATCATTTGTAAGGTATAACCAAATCTTTCTGGTTGGCCTTGAATCATTTCTAACTGAACAACCGGTTTATCTCTCATTATAGTTTCTTCAGCTCCCATAACTACAGGATATTCATAACCCTCAGCATCTACTTTAATTATATCTACATTTTTATAAAGATAAGAATCTAACGTGTTTATTATAACTGTTTGGATTTCATCTACACTTGGTTTTGTAGATGCGCCTATAGGTCCTCTCTTTGTATGAGTTCTTTTAAGATGATTTGATCCCGCATTGTTCTTTTTAATTTGTATTTCAAACGAACCTGGCCTGTCTCCTAGGCCACAGTTATGAGTTTCTATATTTGCTCTTTGTAGAAGTGATGAGTTGGGCCACCAGGCTTTTAAGAATTCTTTTTGTTCTTTTGCTAACTGTATATTAAGTTGTGCCATATCGTATGTTTGTTTAACAGGTTCAAATGATCTTACTTCATCAGCCCAAGTAGCATACTCAATAGTATTCATTCCTATATTCATACCAACATCAACTATTGTTCTAGCATTAGGAACAAGGGCTCTCAAGTATTTTAAATTCTTTTGTTGGTACGGACCTGCTCCTGCAATCCTTTGTTGATAAAATGTATCATCTCTGTAAATCCACAATGGTCTGCCTAAAGCGTTATGTATTAATTCTTTTTCGTACTCAATCATCCAAATAAATCCTCTAATGTTGCTTGTGGCTCTGTATGCCAACCTAATGGATTTAGAATATGTTCCAAAGGATCTACAAATGCCTTTTGGAAAATTAAATCATAATCAATATATTTTTGTAAATCAAATTCTGTAGGGAGTTTTGTAACGAATGCTACTGTATTTTCTTTTATAGGATTGGGTTCTTTTAAATATAAGAACTTAATTTTATCTCCCTCACGAATTTTTTCATACTTTAATCCTAATTTAAATTTATTTACATAATAGTTATATAATAAGCTTCCCCTAACATGAATAGGTGTTCCCTTAGAATAAATGTCTGCTGTACTTCTATACTTCTTCATATTGTTACACCCTCTAGGGAATGCAATTAGTTCAGCAGACTTACTAAGGAAGTCCTTTTTGGCGTCTGCTACGTAGGTTTGTAATGTTTCTTCGTCGCTAGTAAGTATAAGACGTACGGCCTCCCTTAGAGAGTCTCTAATTACGCCAGGAGTGCTTGATCTAACTATCTCTAATCCCATTACTTTTAATTTAGGAACCTTTAATCGTAATCCCTCGTCATCATATACGTTTAAAGCATAACGTTTCTTAGCTACAAATATGCCTTTATCTGCTATTATCTCTCTTTTAAAATCTATTTTCTTTTCAAAAGCATTAGTATAATTAGCCAACCTTTGCATTGCCTGGTCTATTGCTGGTTCTATTTTCTCATCTGCAACCTTAGCTATTAGACTAATAATCTTTTGCCTATCTTTGTCAGGAAAAAAGTTTTGAACCATGCTATCTAATGTAACATAACAAGAGTCAGTATCACTATAAAAGGAATAAGTCTTATCTTCTGTACCACAAACCTTATTAACATACTTGTCAATTGCCTTTGCTGTGTCTCTAATTACTAATTGTCCTGTCATTGTAATACCTTCTGCAAGTCTATCATCATAGAATCTAAAGTATTGGTTTGCCAGGGCTCCATATAAACTGTTTAATTGAATTTTTCTTGCCATTTGGAAGTTATTATATTTACTAACTTCATTCTCATAAACTTTGGCTCCTGTCTCTTGAAACTTCCTTTGTGACTCTTGCATAAGTCTTTTATATCTTAATCTATCATTAAAAAACTTCTGTACTATCTCAGGGAATAACCCTTGTTTCTCTCTTGAATAACAAGTTCCATTAGCTGCCATAGCGTAATTCTTTTCTTTTAACTTGTCCAACTTATACCTATCTAACAAGTCATCTACTTTTACGTCATATTTAAAATCAGGAACAAGAGTTTCTGGGCTCATATTATATTGCATAAGTATAGAAGGATATAGGCTTGTAGCATCGAAACTACACACCCAATCATAACCACCTGGAATAGGTTCCTGCACATAGGCTCCTTCGATTGTTCTATCTTTCCTACCTCCACCCTGATGTAAGACAATTTTCTTTTCCCATAAGTGATTATATAATAAACTATCCCATGTTCTAACCGCAGAATATATGTCATTAAAATTACATTTAGCATCGTATGCCATTGTAATAGCCAATTCAATAAGTTTCATTTTGTCTTCTAACTTATCAACAAGGACTGTATCAATGATGTTATACTCTACAAAACTATTCCAATCCCTTTCGTAAAACTGTTGAAGTGTATCAAAACCATGTTCTAATTTCTTTTCACCTAACTCTGTTTCTGCAATAAAATCTAGCTTATAACTCTCTCTAGTAACATAGGTAAATTTTCTATATAAGTCATAATAGTCTAATTGGGCAACACCTGTTATTTCGTATGCTGTCTTTTCCTGCCCCATGAATCTAATATTTCTTTTTTGTACTATGCCAAAGGGGGAATATTTTTTATGTTCGTTCTCGCCTAATATTTTTTCTGTTCTAGCAAGTATATAAGGAATATCAAATAATTGAATATTCCAACCTGTAATTATATCAGGCGTATTATTTTGCCACCACTCTAAAAAAGTTTTAAGAAGATTGTATTCATCTGAACATGCAGTATAATCTATATCATATTCTGTTGTTTCTGCTGAAGGTGTAAACTCTCCAAGTCCGAAGGTTGTTATCTTCTTGGTGTTGTTGTTTTGAAGTGTGATAACTACTACTTGCTCGCTCGGAGAGTCTACGTTTGGAAAGCCACCCTCTGACGTTGTTTCAATGTCAATAGAGTAAATGGCTATTTTCTTAGCATCCCATTTAATTTCCTGTGGATACTTTTCTGTTATATATTGGTAACCGTAATAATTTTGTCCAAATACTGGAAAATTAGAAACATCTTTATATCTATTAAAAAAGTCTGTTGCTTCTTTATTAGATTCAAACTGTATGGGAGATACTGACTCTCCATAAATGCTTTTGTATTCTGAGGGTTTGTCTGATTTGACAAATAGGGTAGGTCTAAAGTTTTCGCGTGAGGTAAAACGTTCTCCGTTCTTCACTCCACGAACTAGGATTTTGTCGCCATAATGACGAGCGTATGTATAAAAATTCATAATATATCCAACACCAACATATATACATTATAGGCTCTTTCGAACCTAGAGTCAACTATTAATCTTCGAAAAAGGTACGGTTGACTAAGTGTCCTTCTGCTATTTCTTGTTTTGAACGTCCATGATATTTGACTGCATGATGTCTTTCAATCATATATTCATTTACGTTATGTCTATATTTTATAGACTCAACAGGGCTGCCATTAGCATCTATCCCAGCTTCTGTTTCTTTTATAGTAATAAATTCACCGAGGATTCTTCCATATTTACCTTTTCCATCAAGCCTCGTTTTGAGTACAGCTCCGTCTGCAAGTTCTTTTTTGAGGAATTCTTTTGCCATGAGTCCGTATTTCTTTTCGTCGAGATCACGGGTTCTACTTTCCGGCGAATCAATACCATATAGCCTGATGCGCTGTTTATGCAGCCATACCCCGAAGCCCAAGTCGATGTCAACATCTACTGTATCTCCATCTACTACTCTTACAATGTTTGCTCTATATTCGTACACTTAATTTTTAAATTCATTTAATACCTTTTTATTTATAAATTCTGGTTGTATAAGACCTGTACCGAATTTAGAATTATAAGCATTTAATAAATTTGTGTCAGGATCATAGACAGAAATTATGTGATTAGGGAATATAGGAACCTTATGTTGTTTTGCAAAGGGAGCGTAAGGAGCAAGTCCTACGCCAAATTCGTTTTCATCACCACCAGGTTTTGGCATCATTAGGATAACTGCTGGTTTCTCTACAAGTAAAAATGCTTTACCATCTATTTCTGTATCAGAAACCTCTCCCATAATATCCTCTCCTGAGGCTAGTTTAATAATCTGAACGTTGGCCATGCTCCTTCTCCTGCATTATTTAGTTTTTATTTCAATTGATTTAGGCTTTTTAGCATCTGGTATTTCATTTTCCAAAGATACTGTTAAGACCCCG